GCGGGTGCGGCGCTAGGGGTTGCGGCGACATCGGCCGGTTCAGCGGGCGCAGCATCAGCATTAGGCGCGGCTGGCTCAGCGGCAACATCGGCTGGCGCAGCGGTTACCGCTTCTGGCGCGGCGCTGGTGGTTGCGGCGACATCGGCCGGTTCAGCGGGCGCAGCATCAGCATTGGACGCGGCTGGCTCAGCGGCAACATCGACCGGCGCAGCGGTTACCGCTTCCGGCGCGGCGCTGGCAGTTGCGACGACATCGGCCGGTTCAGCGGGCGCAGCATCAGCATTAGGTGCGGCTGGCTCAGCGGCAACATCTACTGGCGCAGCGGTTACCGCTTTCGGCGCGGCTGGTGTGGCTTCCAGCGGTGCGGCGCTGACGGCATCGGCGGCATCGGTAGCTTTTTCGGCTGGCGCGGTGGCCGCCGGTGCGGCGGTTGACGCCTCTTCGACAGCGTCAATCGTACGCGCGGGCGGAGCATCAAACATCGGGTCGCGTGGGCTGGCCTCAGTGGGCGTTTCTGCCGCTGTCGCGGCGGGTTGCGCACTTTGTACCGCTGCCGAATCGACCAGATTTTGCTCAGGGTTTGCGGCGGTATTTGGGGTAACTGCATTGATATCGGACATAGTAGACTCCTGCGTCTTTTTAAAGAAAAGCAGCGCGTTAAAAGCGCTCCAGATTAAAGGGGTAACATTCATGGCTAATTCCTTGGGGGGTAAAACAGGCAGTGACAACATAAACGCCACTGCCAAGGTGCTTAACGGGCGTTTTCTTCCTTAACCACCGACTTGACTTTATCTGCCGTCATGTCCGCCGTCCGGTTCGGCAGCACATCCAGTTTGTGCTGTAATTGCTTTACCTGTTCAGATACCGCATCGACCTTGGCTTCGCGGCGCATAGCCGCTTCACGATAATCCTTACGAATACTGTCCAGCTGTTGGTTTGCCTGATTACTGACGTAGGCAAAAATCACCGTCATCACCACGCAGAACACCGCGGCAATCAGCAGAATACTGCCGAGTATGATGTTGCGCCTGAAGTTCCGGGGCCGTATTGAGTCGTTAACAGTTGTCATCGCTGATAGTCTCCAAAGTGGTGATTAAACGATTGATCTCCTTACTGAACTTGTCGCTTTGCTCAACCTCGGTCATTGTGCGCAGGATGCCAAGCGAGTTCTTCATCAGGCGCATATCGGTTTCGAGTGAAGAGATGCAACGCATGTTCTGTTCATGACGCGTACGCAGATCGTCGTTCTCTTTTCTGAGCGCGATGTTGGCTTCCTTAAGCCACACGACCTGCTCTTTGTAGCTGGTAATAATTTCACCTCCTGCCCGATTGCTGGTGATGATGGTGGCTAAGCCCGCCATCAGGGGTTTCCAGAACAGTGCCGCGGCACTACCGCCAAGAAGGAGTGCGCCGATGCTGGTAATCAAACTACTTTCCATGCCACACCTCTTCGACTTGGCTAAAAAACGTTAACAAGGATAAAAAGGGATATTTGCTCATCGTTATTTCCGCTAAAACCTGCCACAAATGAGGTTGTCGTAAGAAACGCAATTCCCGCTCGGGTAGCCGGTCGCGTTGACAACAACCCGCCCTCATTTCAGAAGCTCATGCATTTGCTTGTGCTTCTGCGTGTTAACAATCAGCCAAAGTCTGGTGGTGCGGGTAAGTCGTGGTGGTTTAGCGTGCGAGGGAAATCCTGATGCCCATGGTATTGCCCCAAAACGGGTGCGGTTATAAGGCAGGTAAAGCGCCTGCGGAGTACAAAGCGGGCAACGGCGAGCGCTGCTGGCGATGCAATAAAATGTGGTCATGATGCCTCCTGACGTCACTAATGAACTGCCATAGCGCACCAGGCAGCGCCAAAAGCAAGGCGCCAGCACGGGTGCATAATTGTGAGAAAAAAACGTATCAGGGAGAGTGCAGGCACCTCGCGACGGACGTAGCGGGGCCTGACGTTATAAATGCAGGAAATCACTGCAAAGAATTGCCACCTGTTCGGCGGCTATAGGACATCATGTCCGTTGTGAAAGAGCGGGTAATTCAGCTTCGTTAACCAATTGACTGATTAGCACCAGCCAAAGATAAAGAATACTTAAATTATTTATCTAAAGAAAACTTAAGTCAAGCTCATTTAAGGTTACTTAACTATGAACAGACAAACTATCGGCGATCGCATTCGGGCGAGACGCAAAGAATGCCGGCTCACGCAGAAAGCGTTAGCGGCAAAAGTCGGCGTTTCACACGTCGCGATTTCTCAGTGGGAGAAGGATGAAACCGTGCCACGCGGGGAAAACCTGCTGCGGGTTGCGGCAGCACTCGGCTGCACGCCCGCCTGGGTTTTTGATGGTGAAGGCGATCTGTTTATGCTGCCCACCAGCCCGACGGAGCGCGCGCATGCGGTGCCGATTATCAGCTATCAACAGGCCGCTAACTGGCGCGGCACCGCCTTTCTTGAGTCGCCTGAAGGGGTTAGCTGGCTACAGAGTAATGTGGATCTCTCCAGCGCTGCCTTCGCCCTGATCATTACCGGTAACGCAATGGAGCCGGAATTTCGAGCCGGTGATGCCATCATCATCGACCCGGCGGTCACGCCGATACCCGGTGATTTTGTGGTGGCCGCCACCGGCAGCGAAGCGCTGTTTGCGAAATACCGGCCGCGCGGCATGGTGGAAGGTGAAGAGGTGTTCGAACTGGTGCCGCTGAATGACGATTACCCTTCCCTGCGATCTAATCAAACGCCGGTGAGCCTGGCAGGCACGCTGATAGAGCATCGTCGTTATCGGCAAAAAACCACGACTCAGGCGTAGCGACAGATTACCGTCACTGACTTTTTTTCATTGAGCGCGCAATAAGCTTGCAATTTTATTTAAGTTATCTTTAATATGGTTGCTAGCAGGACGATGCCGGGACCGCAGCGCTGGCGCTGCTCAGTGAGTGGCGCCAGCGATGACGTGCTGTCATCAATGCGTTTATGCGGAAACATGTGCCGCAGCGCGAATGGGAGAGTTTTTTTGGCCACTGCCGCAAGGTGTGTGGCCCTTTTTTTGTTGTGGAGGGTGCGAGGCAAGCGCTGTTGCCGGGCGGCAATAGCCGTTATAATTTCGGTCCGTTGCGCCAGTTGCGCGCAGTTCAACCTCAAGGAAACAGAGATGCGTATCGGTGTGCTTTTTCCCATCGCGATCATTATCGCCGGCGTGGGTTTGCTGGTCTGGTTTATCGCCAGCGGCGCTTACCTGCCTGGTGCCAGTTAGTTCGTGCGCCTCCGCGGCAAGACCACCCGATCACGTTAGCCAGCGGCGTCGCGTAATCGGGTGGGGTTAATGTGTGCCTGTTTTACAGGCAGTCCAGTGCTTCAAGTCCCCGCCAGGTGCGGCCGGTCGATTCCGTGACCAGCACTGCCGGATTGACGTTGACCTCAGTGGCCAGTTGAAAAGCGCGATCGAGAATCTCCTGTCGTGTATCAAAACTGACGCAGACATACTCCTCATGCGGCAACCAGTAAACGGTGCCCTGCTTGCAAATCAGGCTGCGCCGGAAGCCGTGATGTTTCATCCGTTCATGCAAGTTTTCATAATCCTCTGCCGTGGCATCGCGTAGTTCAACGCGGATGGTATAACTAGCCATATGGTACCCCTTACCCTGTCGAGAAATGAGATTTAAGTTTACTTTAATTTAGTTAAGTTGGGGGACTTTTGCGCAGGAAACAGATTAATCTGGTATGAGCGTCTCTTTTACCACGCAGCCTTTTTGGCCTTACGCCGCGTAAAAATCGCGCGCCCGGTCAACTTTTTTACTTTTTATTCATCAGGAACGGGAATTATTACCCCTTGCGGCTATAGTCAATATTCAGAATTTCAGGCGACGCTTTTTCGAGGCGTGCGCTGTTGCCCAGCAAGGTCCCTATGATAACCATCACCGGCGCGATAAAAGTTCCCGAGTTTCTTAGCTTTCTGTCCTCATTAATGGGCACGCTCACACAGCAAAAAGTTGAGGTGCTCAGCGGCTATCCGGCCAACTGCAGCCGCTGGCTGACGATTTATCATTATCGCCACACCAACCGCTGGTCGCTGGAGTGGTATGACAAACCGGGCTACGGTCGTCCGCCGATGTTAAACAATGACGACTGCCTGATGCGCGAAGCCAGTAAAGGCGCGTCGAGCGAAGAGCTCGATTATGCGCGCCGCCTGCTGGAGAAAACCGGCTTCTGCGATGCCTGATAATCGACCGTTAGCAGGCTGTTTACCGTAGCAGAACCACATTAGCGGTTAACCCTCGCCGCCATTCTTGTTATGGTGCGCGCTAACCGTTAATCGATTTGTGGATATCCCATGCAGGAATTTGAACGCCCTCTTCTTACCTTGCCCGCCGGTGAAAAAAAACTGCTGCTGCACTCCTGCTGCGCGCCCTGCTCAGGAGAAGTGATGGAAGCCATTCAGGCTTCTGGCATCGAGTACACCATCTTTTTCTATAACCCTAATATCCATCCGCAAAAGGAATATCTTCTCCGCAAAGAAGAAAATATTCGTTTTGCCGAAAAGCACAACGTGCCCTTCGTCGACGCCGATTACGATACCGATAACTGGTTTGAACGTGCCAAAGGCATGGAGTGGGAACCGGAACGCGGTCCGCGCTGCACCATGTGTTTTGATATGCGCTTCGAGCGCACTGCGCTGTACGGCGCGGAACACGGCTTCAACGTGATCAGCAGCTCACTGGGCATTTCGCGCTGGAAAGATATGAAGCAGATCAACGACTGTGGGCATCGCGCCGCCGCGGGCTATGGCCTGACTTACTGGGACTATAACTGGCGGAAACAGGGCGGATCGTCGCGCATGATTGAGATCAGCAAGCGCGAGCAGTTCTATCAGCAGGAATATTGTGGCTGTGTTTACTCGCTGCGCGACACTAACCTGCATCGTAAATCGCAGGGCAGGCCCTTAATTAAATTAGGCCAGCTCTATTACGGTGCCGACGACGCGGATAAAGAGCGTGACTGAAGTTGCAGCGCCGGGTGCCTCCCGGTAAACAAACCAGGTCAAGTTTGTTTGCGCTCTCAGGCAGGTATCGACTCTGCGCCCCGCCGCTCAGGGGGATTCGCTGCCGGTTAAAGATAGCAGCCGAAACGGCAGCGTGCCCGGCAAGCCGTCCCTTTTTTGGCGAGGATACGCCAGAAAAAACGATCGGCTGACGCCGGCGATGACAGCAGGCTGCCAGGCGGCAGCCGTGATAACCGTCACGAGAGATCGATTTCTTTCAGCCCGCGCCACGCCCGTCCGGCAGCTTCGGTGACCATCACACCGGGATCGGGAATAAACTCCACCAGAATCAGATAGACTTTATCCAGCACCTCGTGGCGCGTGGCATACCCTGACCAGGTATATTCATCACGCGGCAGACGAAAATGCGTGCCGGTTTTATCCGAGACGCTGTGCCTGAAACCGTGCTCGCTCATTTTGCTGCGCAGCCGTCGATAGTCAGCTGCCGCATCGTCTTCCCCACGCAGTTCAATCGAAATGTTAAAACTCGCCATATTACACTCCTGAAAAATCACTCTGAAATTTAAGTTTACTTAAATTTTAAGCGAAGCGCGCCCTTTTTTTGTGACGCCTGTTTCACAGAAAGACGATCGCATGCGGCTGGCCAGCCAGTGCAGAGGTGTGACGAAGGTTAACTGAGGGGGGTAGAGCAAGAATAATGCGGCGGGTCCGGCAAGGCCCGCCGAGGTAAAAGCGACATTTAATGAAGGGAAAACGGACTATCGGCCACTATTTTTTATTTTCCAGCTCGGCCTCCGCAGCGATGGTCAGCGCCGAAAGCTCCTGATGGTCGACTTCAGGATCCTCACTTTCGATCAGCTTTGAAATCGCCAGCAGTTCCTGAAACTCGCCGAGCAAAATCGCCGCATCTGATTTTAAACCGGCATCGTCTTCCGCTGAGTTCAGCACCGAGTTGATCGCTTTGTTGACGCTCTCAATCATATTAATGACGCCGCCATTTTTCCCTACAGCCAGCACCAGCGCGCCGATCAGCAGCGACTGCGCTTCTACTCTGGCGCTCAGCTGCTTGGTGGTGACATCCATTTTAGAAATTTTCGCCAGTATGCTCAGAACAACATTTTTCATTTTACGTCCCCTGGAAAATAAACGGCCTGCTCGCCGCCATAACGACCCCAGGCCCGGGCTGATTAGCGCACCCTGATGCCGCTCAGCAGGTCTTTCTGCCCGCCAACAGCCTAACTCAAAATGCGGGCCAGAAGAAATCGGCGCAAGCTGAGTTCAGCGTAACGCGGCACACTGGCCGCTGCGGGCGCGGAAATTTTACAGAAAGCAGTAAAGTTTCGATGTGATGTGGTCGATTAATAAGGTAAGGCGAAATAAGCGATGACATGAAGCGGAGTGAATAAAATGAATGCACAACCTATGAGCTGGTCAGTAAGTTACATCGTGAAGAAAAGCGGTCAGGCTATTGAAGATACGCTGCTGATTCAGGGTGAAAGCGTGGTACGCGCGCTGAACGATTTCTTTGAAGAGCAGGCATCAAAGCACGGCATCTTCCGTTCAGATATCGATGTGAAAGCGCTGAAAGCGGCGTAATCCAGCACAGTTGGCAAAAAAGGTCGCGTAAGCGGCCTTTTTTTATGCGCTTTTGCGCCGGTGATAACAACAACCGCCGCTGCCGGGCATTTTAGCGTGCAGCAAGGCAAGCTGGACCAGCCTGAACTTTCACCCCGGATAACGAAGAAGACACTGTTTCGCAGATAACTGAAGAGAATAAGCGCATCGTTTTAATGCAGAGAGGGGTCAGCGTAGCTAACCGTTAACGGGAGGCGTGTTATGGCAGCTAATATCATCAGGCGCACTCCAGGAATGCGCCTTGTGATACCGTCTTACCAATGAGGGTTGGCGTCACTTTTTACTAAATTCAACATTATCGGTTGTACAGTCCAGCATGCCGAAGTACGCCTCGGTCACCGACTGGCCTGTGCGCTGAGTGAAAGGAACCAGCCAAATATCATTACCAAATGATATCTGATCGGGGTCGATAAGCATTCCACTTTTCTCAGCGACATCCTGAGCATCAGAGAAGCTTTTCCACGGAGACCTGTCACCCGATTTAGCCCTGATAACCTTTGACATGATTGCCTGATTATCATAATGGCGACATGCTTCAACGTCGGAAGCTTCGATCTTTGAAGGTCTGCTCCAGATAATCAGAACGATCAGCGCAGCTAAAGCAAGCACGCCTGACGCTATGGCGGTCATAACTAAAAATTTTACTACGCCTTTCATATGACTCCTCCTTCAGGCAACAAGATGAAAATCTTACTCGTTTACCTTTTAGAACTTAACAGCGGTTTCACCATTAATTTCTATCTTATAAGGCACACCGTTGAAGCGCTCGCCCATCCATCGACCGATGGTGGTCAAGTCTTCGTTAGTTTTACTTCGGTGCGTACTGGCGTTGAAATCATATAAATCTGGCGCCTGAGCTCTGACCACGCCATCAAAAGACCAGGTTCCGGTAGCATTACGGGTAAAAGTACCATCAAGTTGCAGCGTAATATTGCCCAGAATATAAGGCATAAACACATTAGAGCTGGCTGTGTTATAAGGGAACGAAAATGTCAGATTATGACGTCCCGGGTTGCCGATTGCATTCATTCGTTCATTGAAACCAGGGATGTTACCTGCCTGAATAAATTGCAATGAAAGTGCACCGATATCCACACTCATTGTTCTGCCATTACCCCATAAAAAATTGCTTAGCGCAGCTGCAATTGCATAAGGAGAGTTGCTTAACTGAGGCGGACCATTATCAGGGGAGAAATTAATTCGCTCGCGCGTATCAAATCGACTAGCCAATTCTGCAACAGGGCTTGCTGCGAGCTCGCACATATTAATGAATACACAGTTCTTAAACCACCACATCGCATTCTCTAATTTCTTTTCCTCAGATAAATTACCTTTTAAATCTTTCGCTATAACGGGTGTGGCGTTGCGGTAATAACTCCCACCATGCAATTCTGTCGCATATCTTACATTGGGTGGCGGGCCGCCTGCTGCTGCGCCGCCGCCATTACCACCGGGATACATCACACTACTGTCGCCCGTAGTAACCACAGGAGGAGAAATAACAATCATATCAGACATAAATTTTCCTTTTATAACTCAGCCAAAAAACGCATTAACATCACGCAGTTTATTTTTCATACACGCAAAAAATAAACGTATAGCCAGGGAGTGACTGTCAGTCATTCACCCTGGCTTTACTATTTTCAAAAAATCACAGAACGGATAATTGCCGAAGACGTTTATATTTAAACGCACTCCGAAGAGTGCGCCTTGGGATAAACGCTGTTTGAAGTGATTAGAAATACGCGAGCTTGCGGTTAACGCCATTGATCTTAACGGTGATATACCCCGCTGGTGTCGCGGAGGCAGCAGGTGCCGAAGTCACTTCCGAAGCCAGCGTAACGACCTTGCCGTCAAAACCAACGCCAGCTGCGCCATTGTGATAATTCATCACGGTTGACAGAGCCACACGGTCAGCTATTTTCAGATCGGTTACTTCAGACAAATCAACAGTGAACAGAGAGCATTCACCGGCCTCGAAGCGCGATGGGCCATCAGTGGTAAGGTTGATTACCACATCACCACACTGTGCTTTAAGCTTGATCCAGACTTCACCATATTTTCCTTTGTCGTCACTGGTGCGAACAATGCAGTCAATCACACCGGAATCACCTTCATAATGCAGGTTTCCGCCGACAGAACTCTCCCCACGGTAAATGTTAAGCAGTGTTTTACCGCAGACATTGGCCAGTAAGGGCGCAGTGCCAGACGGTGTGGTGGTATCACGGAGTGCTTTACCCAGCATTTCAATATGCCAGTGCTGATTAGCACGAGGGAAAAAGAACTTGCCCAGACGGAACCATTTATCTTCAGTACTTGTATTGGTGACGCGATAGCCCGAGTACCAGCCAGCCTTCATAGAACCGGTCATCTGAGTGCCATAGTTCTCATCACGACGCCAGCCATGTTCGTAATTTGAGAGCAGTGCAGAACCGGTGCGCTCGGTATCAATGCTGGCACCAGACTGCAAGCTCAGCTGGCGCATTAGTACGCGTGAATAATTGAGCTTTAAGGGGTTAACGGAAGATTCAATGCTCAGCGCATCAATGATCCACTGACCATTACTTAGATCGCCAGGGAATCGCGTGTGCTCAATCCACACATTACGAATCAGCCCCTGGCCCACGCGCGGCATAAATAGCGTGGCTTCACCATAACCATACTGGAAGTTGGAGTTGGTTAACTCCACGGCCGTGGAATGGTCCCAGTTACCCTGAGTTGAATCTGACCAGGTGATGTCAAATACCCGACTATAGGTATTTTTGGAGTAGATCTGATCCAGTCGTGTATCAAGCGTATCAATAAACTTGAACACGGAGTTACCGGTGTTTTCTGCGCGAAAACAGGTGACATTAATATACTGCCCTTCGATCGTGATGTTTTGAAAAAATGGCTGCTGATTACTTACCATGGCAGAGGTAATTGCGCCGGTATTTGCAGTGGTATCGGCGGTCGCCTGACCATCCCAGAAAATACCGCGAATAGCCGTACGTCGCGCTTTAACCTTGAATACTGTATTAGCAGACTTATCAGAGGTAATAATTGTTCTGGGCGCAACGCCATATTCGCAGTCATCGCCATACATATTGAAAAATGGTAGTTCACCCTCACCGGTTAAATCAACAGGGTTAATGATGAACTTACCGGCTGGAAAACGAATACCGATATCACGGATAGGGCTTTTGGACGCATCATCGATCGGTGATACAAAGCTTTTGGCCCAGCGATACATGTTAATGCAGGCGTCGTGGTTAACCGTGCCGTTATCTGCATCAAATGAAGCCGAACCACGTAAGCGCTTACCGCCAAAATGGAAAATATTGATAGTAGAAACATCATCAATAATACGTTGCCAGTAATAATCTCCGGCAGAAGATACCGCAATGGTGCCATTGTCATCCGCAGGCGCTTTCCCCTTGGTGTCAATAAAACCTGCGAAGCGGCCGCCGCCATTAAAAGTTGAATCCTTGTCGTAATAACGTTTAAGAAATGCGATTTCGCCTGATGCAGAAGGCTTGGTGGTACGGAGTTCAGCAAATGAATTTACTTCGATCATGGTATTTCCTTTCATGGTTTATTGAGCATTTTGCTCATGGGGGGATGTTTATTTATTCTTTAAAATAAATAATCTTTAAAATGCAGTTAGCTATTAATTTATAAATTACCTGAGGGATTCAATTTCTTTTATGGCTCGTTTATCCCGGTTACAGTTTTCAATCGATGTCATAAGCTTTTCATTCATTTCGAGAACGTCGCCATAGGTCACCGATTCTGGTACGGGAGGTATTTCACAGTCAGCCAGCAGTTCTGCCGGAATGGGCACTGCCGGAAGCTGAACGTATTCTTTCGTTGTGTTTGCGCAGGCTGTCAGCAACATCAGCGGGAACAGGATGAGCAGCGCACGCATCGCGTTGAATTGACTGCCTGATGTAAACAATACGCCTCTCACTTTCTGTCTCGTTTTGATACCGAGCATCGTGGGCCGCCTTTCCGATATCGTTGAAGAGCGTCACGGCAGTGATAAGGTTACTGGCGATCGACTCTGCCTTTTTCCGGGCCTGTAGTGCCGCCGATACCTTTTCCTGTGCCTGCAACATCCTGGCGTGATAGTGGCTGGCAGCGGTGCCAAACGTCACCACAGCCGCCACCAGCAAGAACCACAATACCGAACGCCAGTTATTTGCCAGCCAGCTCATCAGCATTCTCCGCCAGGCACATTGACCGCTCCATATCGCGGCGATTCATCAATCCACGCCACTTCTGGCCGCCTGCATAAACCCAGTGACGAAGCGCCTGACAGGCACCCTTCACATCACCGGCATTCAGCTGTTTTAGCAGCGTTGATGTAGAAAATGCGCGGGTGCCGACGTTATAGGTGAAGCTGTAGAGCGCGGCGCGCTGATATTCGCCCAGCGGGATTTTTACCATGCTGTCGACCGTCTTTTTGACCGGCTGCAGGTCAACCGATAACAGATGATTGCATTCACGATCGGTGTACTGCTTACTTTGAACGATATCGCTGCCGGTGTGCCCGTCACAGACCGTCCAGACACCAGCCACATCCTGATAGGGCGTATACTGTCGCCCTTCCACCCCCTCCTTTCCGCCAAGGAACGCCATAGCGATAAACATGGCGCCGCTGCCCGCAGCAGTCATTAGCTTATTGCGCAGGCTGTTTGACATAGCCATGGGTTAGTCCTCTGTAATATGTGATGCGATGGGCCAGCATTGAAGCGCCTTGATCTGCGCCAGCGTGGCCTTGCGTTTGTAATACCAGTTGATCCCGAGCGTAATAAGCGCCACCACAATACCGGCCAGCACGCCTACAGCACTCCATTCATCGGGACTTAAGCAGGTCAAAAGCCCGTTGGCGATCGTCCCGGCAGATGCGCCATAAGCAGCGCCTGATGCCAGTTTGCTCATATCAATACTCATATCACCTCCATGACGACGGTCGGTGCTGTTGATGGTTGGAAAGAAAGCACGTCACTTCGCTGGCAGGCGTATATTGAGAAATATCGAGTGGCGTGAAACGCAAAAAGGCCGCTCTGATGGCGGCCTTTAAAAAGTGATTAACGTGCAGGAGTCAAATAAACAGCGCACCGGGATGAGCGTTCAGGCGTGAGGTATGCTTCAACCTGGTGCCAGAGATACCCGTTCTCATTCCGGTATGACTTTCACAGCAAAATGATGCTGTGGCGACTAAATACCCCTGCTATTGCCTGCCCCTGCAGAGAAAATGTTGCCCCCTGAATTCTGTTAGAGAGCTTCGTCAGCAGAGACAGGTAATACATACATCTCTTCACGACGTTATCGGCTGTGTATTTCGACAGCGAGTGATTCGCTCATACTGCTTTAAACGCCAGCAACATAGGGATGTTTATAGCAGTCGCGTTTTCAGCGAGAGATCTACGCATTGTCGACAGCAGCAGCGGCACTTTTGTCAGGGCCTGCTACAACGATTCGGTTAAACCCGCTGCTTTCGACCTCGTTGCTTTTTTTCGCGTCCTGTAGCCGACAACGCCTTAACCCGTATTTAACCGGTGTGGCAGTGCGGTGAGCAGGTCACGTAATTTTTCACCAGACGCCTTCTCGGCATAGGGTGAGGGTTCAAATTGATAAAGAGCGGTCGTGCTTAACTTGCTACAGGCGGCCTGCCTAATCCGGAAGACACGCTTGTGCTTTAACGTTCACAAAAATGTTAAAAGCATCCATTCCACCACCGTGTAACTCGCACTACTTAGTGGGATGCATCACCCTGTGCAGGAACAGGCGCTTTACCGGCTCCCTGTAAGGATGGCGACTTTATAAATAGTCTGGCCGCCATCAATTATTCACATTCGTATTGCATGCCACAAACAATAGCAATAAGTATTATTTGATGCAATACCTTTTTGCAATTGACGTGCAATACGCACGGCTATAAATTGCCTCTCATGAAAACAACTCTTGCTGAACGGCTCACGCAGGCCATGACTGCGCGTAATTTCTCTCAGGGTGCTTTAGCTAAAGCGTCTGGCGTTGCTCAACCTACTATCTGGCGACTTGCGAACGGACAGGCGAAGGGCTCAACCAAGCTGGTGGATATCGCTAATGCTTTGTCAGTCAATATTGACTGGCTTGCAAATGGCGTTGGGGAAATGGACGCTGGCGGAAAGATGAGTTACCCACATCCTCCAGCAAACAGCATGCAGCCAGGCGGCGTATTTTCTGTCAACATCTGGGATCAGGATGGCAGGACTGGACAAGAAGTGTATGTTCCTGACGTTGTTAAGAGCAACGACTGCAGGGCTTACGTCCTGCCAAGAAACAGCGGATGCGCAGAAGCACCAGCGGGAACCATCGTGGTTATCGATACCGGTGAAAAGCCCGGGAATGGCGATCTGGTCTATGCGAAAGTCAATTCATCATATTCAATTTATCGCTTTTTGGATGGCGGAGAATCTGGATTTCTTGCAGTAGATGATCCACGCGTTCCCTTGCTGGATATCTCATCCTCTGCCGAACTCATCGGCGTTGCTGTTTTTCTTCTTCGCGATTTAAAACGTAGAAAATAGCGCTCGTCCCGTGCCGGCGGGACGTATTCAACATATCCTCCTTTTCCTGTTCTCAGCAACGCTATAGCCACAACTCCTCCGTTTCGTGACGAGATTAATCAATGGGTTATCTCACGATAATCCAGTAAACTGTTTTTATATACAGTGTTTTAATACTGTGCCACAGAATGAAGAAATTACAAGGCAGTGACGTTAATTATTCGCATCAATCCATTTCAATCGATACTTTTCCGCGCAATCTCCTCCTCCTGTCGAAAATATTTTTCTTTTCATGGCAAGCATTTATGCGTTTAGCTATTGATTAGCAGCCAATACTCTTTGCCGAAATCAATACCAAAAGGTATTATTTATCCCGCTAACAGGCAGCATTAACCGTCACAAAGCCAATGCGCTTTAACACTCAACGTTATTGATACCTTATGCCGGGCGACCGCTGGATAAAAAATCCAGTTACCGCTTGTGGTTATAACGTTCTGTACCGGACAAAGAGAGGTCATGATGAATGCAAGACAACGTTGCCGGGCGCGTCGCCATGCACGTAGGGAAAATGAGCGCAGTATCCTTGCTGCAACAGGTGGCCTGTATGGCGGTGGAAGCATCACGACGCTTTATAACGTTGGGCACGCTAAGCCGACCAAAGCAGTAACCGCGAGATAGGCGATGAAAGGGACAGGCTACGCCATAGCGCTACCAGACATCTTAAAGATGAGCGTCGACGATAAAGTTAAATGGTGATGAGGCGCGGATGCAGGCAGGCAGGCAAAATAACGATCTCTTTGTAAGGAGGTGAGCTGATGCTGATTACCCTGATAATGTCAGTATTATCAGTCGCAGTGGGATTGACTACATTGACAGCCCGCACCACCCTGACAATTCGTCGCCAATGGGTCGGGTGATGTTGAGTCGCCGTGGTGGAACAAACACAGACAGGTCGCGCAAGCGGCCTTTTTTTATGCGCTTTTGTATGAGCAACGGTGGCCACGCGCAGGTGATTTCCGTGTCGATCAGCCCGCACCGGCAGGCGTAACCGCTCCGGCGCACTGTACCGTTTTCAGTTGGTTAAGCTGATGTAATCGCGCCTGCGCTTTGCCGGTAGCGCGGCTTTTGGCGATGCCATTCCCCAGACCGAAATCACCAACAAAGCCCATCACCGTCAGCACATCGAAGCGGCCGGTTTCATCGATTTCATGTTGCACGCTACGCGCACTGGCAATTTCCTGATCCAGCGCCCGGCAATCAAAGGCGGCAGCTTCTTCAGCAGTGACCGCGGGTGCCTGTGGATACTGTTTGGTGGCGCAGCCAGCCAGCAGCATCAGGGCCACGGCAAGCAGGTTTTTTTTCATTATTTTATCCTGAGATCGCTGCGGTTGAACGCACGGCCCGGCCCTTTTCAGAGGCGGGAAGCCGCACGATACATCCGCTGCGTCAGACCGCAGCGTGCAACTCTGCCCCGGTCAGTTTGCAGACCGGCAAAGCAGCGCGAACGCGCCAGATTATTGGGGGAATGACAACAACGGGTGCGGTGAAAACAAGGCGACGTGCATGATTATCGCGGCGGCTGTCCACCCGCGATCCTGTACGCCGTGCTCATTTAAGGGCGTGGCATGCAGGCTGGCCGCAACACGGCGCGCCTGCGGATGCGCGATGTTACAGCTGCATATTCATGATACCGAGCTTTACATTCAATGAGTTAGGTTGATGTGAGTTGCTTTAAGCTTTCACAGAGTTATACCGCAAGGCAGATTCCAGCACTTGAGTTGGTTTAAGCTGATTTGCGGTATTTTTTTGTGCTCCATATGTGCTACCCCAGAATCCTGTCTGTGATTCAGAGCGGCAGGCCAAACTGGTCATCGTCGAACACTTCAAGTTGCGGCCTGTTGCTCTCCAGCACTAGCAGGTAGTTGATCCCCTGCGCCAGTGACGTCGGCTGCTCAAACTCAAGCAAGAAGTAAAAGGCATACGTCCGGCCAAACCAGTAGCCGCCGCCGCACTCCTTTGCCCGCTGGAAGAATACCCACTCACCCTCCCTGAAGTTCTCAAGCGCCTCACCCCGATACACAACCCTGAAATTGCTGTCCTTGCCGCCCATAAAATCCCCCAGCCAAATTACTGTATATAACAACAGTAATATCTGTGGGTGATTTCGATCAAGCGAAATGGGTCAGGAGATTTGTCAGTCCGCTACTGCATCAGGTAGATGGCGGTGTCCGCTGCAAGCTGATCGCCTGCTTCGAGGTACCGCGCCAGCGTGAGTTTAATCGCCTCATCCGTGACTGCGTGGCCGGAGCTGACTATCTCCACCACTGCTGCCCCTATCTCCTGACACGCTGCGTCATATAGTTGGTCTGCGAAATCTCTTTCCATGATGCCTCCATATTGATGAAGGCTCACGATATACGTGCCAGCCTTACTGTGCATGCGGCCTTGCACAAAGATGCGAGACGCCTCGAAGCTTGCCCGATCGCCGAGCTTCTTTATGCATCGAGACCATCAATAGCTTTCATGCGATTTTGAAGCTCTTCGATAACAGCATCTCTCTGCTCAATTTTATCCATCAGCGCCAGTATTGCCTCATGATGTAGAGCGGCAGCTATATCTCCTGCTGAAAGAGCTAGCGGTGATTCGATATCTTCTCCGTTCACTTTGACGCTTCCAGTTGGGCCTGCACTAACCGCGCCTGGAAAAACTGCCTGAATCTCCTGTGCAATGAATCCTATGCCAAAGTTCCCTTTGGCCTGCTCATCAATACGTATCCAAGTGCAGCCGCGTATCTGCCGCATTTTCTCTAGTGGTTTGGTAACGGCCTCAATGTTTTCTTTAAGGCGATTGTCAGACTGGTTTACCCATGAGTTTGGCGCATAAGCATTACCTTGGCTGTAATCGAAAAACCAATCTTTATAGCTGGAATCCTGATTAACGATCAGATGAGCATAGCGGCTGCCGGTGGATGTAATCTCTGGCATCAGGGTTACTGCAGTATGGTATGAGCCGTCATACGTGTTGCCGATAGCAGAAACAAGCCGATGTCCCTGTGAACCAGTGCTGCTGACATATCGCATTTCAATACCGCTAGAAATTCTCCCGCCCGACTTTCCGTTTAAGGTTTCTAATCGCGCGTCTGCTCCTGATGCCACAGTGCTTGCCGTTGTTCCCACATCCCTTAAAGCTGAGTTGCCAAGCCCAAGGTTAGAGCGTGCGCTGGGCTTATCAGCGACATCGCTGAGATTTTTGTTCTTATCCATCTTGGCAGCAATAGACGTGGTTATTCCATTCCATGCAGGCCCGGTAAATGATGTGCCATCCGGCAGGTTAACCGTGACGTTGCCGGTGCCGGTAAAGACCTGCTGCCAGTTGGCCTTGTCCAGATTAAGCCCGCGAATCGCTTTTGCTACATCCGCCGCAACCTGCGCAGTAATGCCAACCAGCGTTGCATTAAGAACGGGAGTCCATGACAGACCGGAAGTGGTTGCGCCACCGTAAGCCGTTGTCAGTGTGAGCGCAGTCGCTGAATCAACAGACTTTACCCCCAGCGTGTAAGTCACGCCTCCAACCACTACAACAACAAAATCATTAGCTTTCAGCTCGCTGTTAAAGCTGGTTCCTGTGCCTGTTACTGCGGCTGAGTTATTGGTTAAAGCAATAGTGCCTGCTGGCATAGTTTTCTCCGGGCAATAAAAAACCCGGCGCAGTGGCCGGGTCTGTTGAAGGGGGTTTTAATTCAAAAGTAATCAACAGCGTCCAGGCAGGGCAGTGAGCACCCTACCTGCTTGGCCTTTTGATAAAGGCTAACGGGCGCATCAGCCCCTGCTGGTCTGGCACGCGCGCAGGACACGCTGTTACCTGACATCTTGAAACCGGCATACAGAACAGGCCGGAATGAGTAGTTCCCTGATGACCGGCTGAAATCTCCGCGCTGAATCCCAATGCTGCAGAGCGGCACCATGGGTTGCGCAACGTTACCGGACGGACCCACCCAGCTCAGCACCTCTCCAGAGGACGTGTCGAAGTTGTCATAGTTGGGAAAGTTGAATGAACCGCCGCGCCACATCACCGGAGGATATTTGCTGGAGAAGGTAATGACGTTCTGTGCATTACGAATCACCATGCCCCAGCCCGACGCTGGCAGAGACGGAGAGAATGCGCAGGAAATGATGACCAGCTGCACGCCTGCAACAGAGTCGCCCACGCCCGCCCCACCCGCACTGCCAAAGCCGGTGTAGCACTCAATCCGGTTGTTATCTCTGTTGAGGAATAATGGCGTTGCCGTGTTGTTCCATCGGGCAAAAACCACATACGGGCCCATATTCAGCACGCTGGCCGGGATGTCCCAGTATCCATTCACATCCACAGTTCCGCGCCATGTGACGTAGCCAAGATAACTCGTGTCGTTGATCTCCATGAAGTTGGCACCGTCCGTGATGCGCGCGCCATAGCTTCCCGGATTTGACTGCCCGGCAATCGAAAACACGTCAACCGTGGTGAAATTATTGACCACGTTCTCCACGCCCTTGCTGCCGCCCACGGAATAGCTGAAGTTGCCTCCAGCATCCACGCCCCATCCATTCACATAGAAGAACTGCGGCACCTGACCGTCACCCGGAAAGACGCCCACAAGGCTTCGCGGCACCACCAGTGGCGTAGCACCGGGCGTTGGCGCCTTAATGCCTCGGGTTCGATCCCTGCCGTTGAGCTGCATGGTCGACAGATAAGAAAGAAAGCGCGTCCCTGCATCCAGGATGATTTGCTTACCTCCATCATCGGGGGTAATCCTTACGCCGTAATAATCTGCCATCAGCTCAGTTTCCCCGCTTTAAACCGCTCAACCCCACCACCGTCGTAAACGGCAAAGCCAGTTTCGTCCATGCGTGTTGATCCGCCACCTCCCGCCCCTCCGAAGAAGAAACCGGAGTTTTTATCAATTCGCCACCCGATGGTTCCGTTGTAGTTCGTCGACTGAATGAAATTACCAATTTTGCCGTTATCTATCGTTCCGTCCTGAATAAAAGTGGATCGCAGAAACGTCTGCCCGTTAACTGCCGCAAAAGCGAGCTGATAACTGCCGTTATTGGTGTTGTAAATTGCAAAATTATCCGCGCTGAATAGCGCATAGGACTGCACCGATCCGTTGTTTCCCTCAACACCTAACTGCATGCCTGCTACATACTTATTACCATTACTGTCTACCTGTACCTTCACACCCCACTGAGCGGATAATTTACCGGTTAAATCAGCGTAAGCACTGGAGACTTGCTGGACTGCTGCGGTGTTTTGCGCAGACTGCGCCTGCACCTGCTCGAACTTTTCGGCATAGGCATGATCGTTATCCACGATGGTTTTCTTGACGACCAGAATATCAGCCCGGTTCTCGCCATAAGCTTTAAACTGATGGTCGACTGACGCGTCCAGATTAAGTGCGTTCTGAAGCAGGCCTTCAATATTGGTGTCAATTATTGAGGACAGGCGATCGAAGGCTTCGGATTTTCTGATGGCCTCGTCGATGTAATCCAGCATACCAGGGATGTCGTCGGATGCCTTTCCAGATACCTCAACGAAAAGTGATACGCCGAAGGCATTCTTAGTGCGAACGTACATATAGTAGGTTGTGTCAGCTTTTAGCCCGTGTAACGTCCATTGCGATGCCCGCCCAAGGAACTGAGCTTCATTCTCAACGTTACCAATGCTGGTTACCCTGACCTCGCCTGTGTACCAAAATTCGAATGAAGTATCTGTCGTTGCTGACACGCTCATCACAGGTACGATATCCGCGGAAAAAATGCCAGGAGTCCACTGCACGAATGAAGGGGCAGAAGGTGCACCGATAACCAAACTTACCTGCGTCTCTGTGCCCTTCATTCCGTTGTCATTGCGACCACGAACGCCAAGCGTATAGCTTCCGGCATCAAGCCCGTAAAACTCATAACGAAACTGATCGGTCTCATACTGCGCGACAACCTTTCCATCGAGGCTGTACACATAAAGCTCAAACATCATTCTCTTTGTTGTCGTTGCCGTCTCCCAGGTGGCCGTTACCTGCACCGTTTCAGTGTTGTTATTGATAATGCGCAGATTTTCGATATTCGGAACCCGATATCCGTTCAGAGTGTCGTTGGGAATATCAAATACGGCGCCATCATCAACAATGGACTGCTTGTTAGGGTCATACAGAGTGGCCGAAATGCTGTAAAGCGAGTTGTTATCGTCCTCTGTGATACCCATTACTCTGAACAGTCGGGTGGCAACCTCTCCCGTTGAGATGACAAATATAGTGCCGTCGCGCACCCATGCGGGCACCGACTTAAGAGTGATAATCCTTCCTGAAGCAGATGCTATTTCATACTTAACGAATTTGCCGTCAGAGCCCATAAGCGACATCCGGTCTCCGGCTCCAGCCAGGCTGGAAACGTCAGCATCGACGGTAATTCTGGCTCCGCTATGCGAAGTTATTCTTCCACCCAGACGGGTTGCCGCATAATTGTTATCCATCAGCTCAATGACATCGCCAGGCATGAATGCGATCGCATCTCTTGCCATCCTGAAGCTGACTTTTTTGGTTTCCCGCTTTGCCGTCTCCAGCAACCATTTGCCAGCCCGAAATGCCTGTCCCCGTGACGTGCATCCGAATGCCTCCAGCGTCGTCTCGTTGTACTGGTAACGATCGATCATTGCATCATCGGAGACGTATTCTTTTACCTGCTCCCAGCCGTTGTTTGGGTCAGTCCACGAAACCACTACGGCATTAAAACGCTCCGATCGCTTCATCGAGCTGTATGTGAACAGGCCATCTACAACGCTGGCATTAGTCACTGCAGCAATGGGGTCTTGGGGGTTGTCGAGCATGATTGAAAAGCGCAGCCCATCCCACAGGGCGATGCCGCGAAACATCCCGGCGATGTCATCCAGCAGGTCTCTTGCCGTCTTCTGCTCTGTGATGTAAGCATTGAGCGTGAAGCGCGGTTCCTTCCCGCCATAACCATCATCAACCAGCTGATCGCAGAACTGTGAAAGCACATACAAACTTCCGTCATCGACATCGATATAACCGGCACGCTTAGCCAGCCCAAAGCGGGTATTTTTAACCAGTGCACGGAACAGCCACGCAGGATTGTTTGTCCAGGCCGATTTAAATCCGCCCGTCCAGATTCCTGCATAGGTGCGGTTTATTGGGTCATAGTTGTCCGGCACATCCACAATCAGCCCGCGAAGGTGATAGGTTCTCGTGGGTGTGTCGGTGTACTGGTCGCGGTCTATTACCGCCCCTGCAATGGCTGCATACGGATAGGAAAGGTTCTGATCTGTTATTTCACTGAAGCTGTTCCAGATGGTGCCGTTGGTGAGCAGGTCACTTCCGCTGTCGGCGGTCAGCCTCCGCAAGCGTATATCGAAGGGCTTTGTTGCAGGCGCATCAATCATATGCGCTTCAAGATACTCGCCGGATATTTTGCCGGAAATGGTAACCATCTTGACCACTTCCCATCCGCTATTCCCTACCCTGACGTCAATCGACATACTGACGGACGTTTCTTTTTGATTGCCTTTGGTGTCCTGCTCCGCTAACCCTGTCACGCCGATGTTCATCCTCACGCGAGTGACATCAGTGTCTGTTACGGTCCGCACAAGTGGCGTGTTCAGCGTCACTTCGGTGTTGACTACAGTCGTTGATTCGATTGAATCAAATCCGGTTATGGGTGCCTGTGTTGCTGAGCCCGGCCGCCACGCGATGCTAACGCCATTAATGCTTGGGTTACCTGCTCTGTCAGTGACTGAAGTCTTGTTAAGCATGAATGAAGAGAGGCTGTTTTGGTCTACCGGTCCGTAGATTGGGCCTTCTGAAATCAGGTCAAGAACGCGGAGGAATTGTTTTGATTTTAAGTTGTCGTCGATAAGTTTTGGTGTGCTTCCACCGCCGCCGCCTGAGCTCATATTTTCACCTTAACTGATGGATTCCGACCAATCCTGGTTATTAGAAGTGTCGATGCCTAGAGATATCACATTGGAACCAACAACCATCTCGCCAAGCAAAAGCGGTACCGGACGGCCCTGACCAATCCGGTTCTCTGCGTTGGTAAACGAGTTATTGGTTAGCGAGTTATTTGCTGCGTCATCAGCTGACGTTTTGGTCTTCATGTGGGAAGTCATGTAGAGCGAGTAAGCGACCGAAGCCACCGTTACTGCCACCATGATCCATGCCGCCGCTGCAGCACTTATCGAACCTTCAACGACGGGCGCGAACAGCACCGTCGAGCCATCCTTAAGATGACGGTTCATATGAAATTCGAGTTCATTGCTGGCTACGTCTGAACGATCAACGCGAATACGCAGACGGGTTTTATAGAAGTCACGCTTAAATGCGGGGCACTGCGCCAGGAGCAGCCTTAATCCCTGAGAAGGAGTATCAACGTTTAAAGCGATCTGGCGGAAATGTCGTCGAAGATTCCCCGCAAATCTAAAGATGAGCATTGTTCATGCCTCCAGATTGAATGGGTAAGTTTTACGTAGGCTGGTCGATATGGCTCGCGACGACTCAGGCGCCCGGCCTGCTCGTGATGCAGGACTGAGTTATCTCCAAGCCAGATCATTGCGTGGCAGGGATCGGACTCTGCAAACGCCCGTCGGATGATGACGTCACCGGGCTGGATGGTTTGCGTATCAACTTCACTAAAGCCATTGGCAACCATGTTTTTGATGTAGAGGTTTTCTCCTCTGACCCACCAACCCGTTGAGCGCTCAAAGTCAGGAAGGTCGATTCCGCACAGGTGGTAGGCATCCCGAAAAAGCGTGTAACAGTCCATTACGCCGTGCTCGAAAGCGCGCCCAAGAAGATGCGGCACCGGCCTGAATTTCCTCAGATCTCCGGTGCTGGCAAGCCACCACTCAACATCCGTGGCAATCTGCGACTGGCGATCAGCACCAGAAAGAACCAACTTTGACTGAGGGTGAGAATGAAAAACGGCGGTAATTTCTCCCGCCGCCTCTGCTTTCATCCAGTCTGTATCGCTTATCCTGAAGTTCCTGTCTGGCTCAGGGTGAGCGTTCTCACAACGCATCACCCTGGCGCGATCAATAATCAGACCGCAGACCTCGCGGGTCGACGATGCTGCATATGCAAGGCATTCACTTTCTAACGTCATGAGATTTTCCCTGAACCGGGGAATCCCCCGAATGGTTTAGGCGAAGGCTTCGGATAGCGAAAATTACAACCGGAAAGGTGCTTTGAGCACTTATCTCTCGACAGGTCTGATGTGGGGTTATCCTTCTCATCGGCTACTGCCGGACCGTCATAGAAGCAGCCATCACCGCGGTAAACCCACTGGCAAACGTCTGCCAGTATCGTGCGAGCCGGGATGATCGCATTGTCGCAGTCTACGGGAGTGGCGAGGCTGTAGGTAACGGTCTCAAAGGTCTCTTCCGTCATCTCCTCAATGACGCACCTTGAAACGGCCTCCATAGTGCTGTCTGCATTCGCATTGCCATTGGGGAAGTTGACCGCATCCAGATGCTTAACCAGAACCTGACGGCGAGTTACCACAGCCCCAAGCGCATCATCAAAGTCATGGTTGATACCGGTAATCAGGCCGGATATGTTTGCCACCTTCATCGTGGGGCGCGAATACGTCCCTTCAGATTTGGTTTCAAACCCTTCCACCGCGATCGGATACGCTGAATACTTTCTTCCCTGCCACACAACATCGCCGTAATAGCCGTTTGTCCCTGAGTGGAAGCGAATCACATCCCCACCGAACGCTTGCAAATCAACCTCAAAGAGGTCAAGCATTGCGCCAACGCCAGCATCAACACTTTCGATAATCAGCTCTGCCGGAATGTCTCTCATCGTGGTACCTGCTCAAAATCAGCGGAAAGCTTGTAGTGGCCTCCGGTTTTCACGAGCGACCATGATCTGCATACGAACAACGCCTGCGTTCCGGTATCCGATGGCGTCCAGTAAAATGACTCCACTGCCATTCGCGCCTTAAGAAAAGCATTTGCCTGTTTTGCCACGTTTGGACGCAAACACTTCGCATCATCCACCCCTACAAACTCCAGTGAATATTTGTCCATGAGCGGATTAATGCCTTTGGTCTGGCGCTGCTCGTAACCATCTCCAAGCTTCACTACTGCCACATTTGGCGTGCGATCAGCCGTGAAGCCCTTTTGAGGGCTCCAGATAAAAGTTTCTGGCATGGTTTAATCCTGTTATTTGCGAAGCATGCCGCCGGGGCGCTGCTGATCTTTCATGGCGCGAAGAGATTGCTCATAAGCAATTTTCGCAATAGTGGTGACCATCTGCTGCTGATCGCCACTCGCATTGTTGAATGTGAAGTTATTGACCTGATTAATTACCGGCATGCTGCCAGAGCTGCTGCCACCGATGTCGCTATTGCTAATCACTCGACCGTTATCACCAGGAATCATGTACTGATTGCCGTTACTGGCTTTGTAGATTTCAGGCTTGCCACCCTCACCCACTCGATACATCGAATTGCCGTTAACCGGGCCACCATGCTCGCGTCCGCCGCCGTAGGAAATACTGCCTATTGTCGACAATAGCGAACCTCCAGCAGCTGCAATTTGAGCGTAGCCAGCCAATTTTTGACCAGTCGTGAGTTTGGTTGGATCGGCCAGAGCTTGTGACATTGCAAGCTGTAAGTTCATTGCCGCTTGAGCTACAGCAAACCCTTTGCTGAGTGCGAACATGGCCTGATAAGCGCCGCTGCTTCTGCCTGCTGCGCCGGCCGCAAGATTAGCCAGCCCGTCAAAGCCCTGAGCCACAGACCCGATAATCGAGGATATGGCCGCAGACTGCATGTCAGCTTCATCCTGAATGATTTGCTGCCGTGCATTGGAAGCCTGCCGCTGAATTGCGGTTTTGGCATCCTCGTAAATCTGCGTGTTCTCGGTATCGATGGCCTGATACTTGGCAAGTGCTGCCAGCTTCTGTTGCTCCTGCAGGTCAATCTGCGCAGTCGGGTCAACCACGGCGCCGGTTACTGCATCAGGCATGACATTGGCCGCCGCTATTTCCTGCGTGGCAAACTTACGGCCCTGCTCAGCCTGAGCCAGATCGCGAACTGCCTTGGCACTGTCGAAAGTTTTAGCGGCGTATTCGCCAGCCTGCCGGATATCGTTATCGGTCGCGCCCTTGCCAAGCGACTGCTGAGCGTTGAGGATGGCCTTCTCGCGCGTCAGCTCCTGCGTTGATTCGGCGGCAAGCTCAGATTGCTCTTTTAACTTAGCCAGCTTCTGAGCAACACTTTCAGCTTGGTTGGCTGCCTTTTTGGATTCGCGGTTATTTTCTTTGCGACTCGCGGTGTTGCGCTCTGTTTCTGCATACTGCGCTTCTAAGACGCCAACGAGCTTATTACCTTTCTCTATCCCAGCGTCCTCAGCGTCATACTGAGCTTGCAACTTGGCTCTTGACTCTCCCTCAAGCTTAGATAAGGCAAGGCGCCGTTCGGCATTCTTGATAAGTTCTTTTGCTTTGTCAGAAACCTTAGGCTCTTCTGGTTGAGCAACATTTTTAGACTGTGAGTTTACATCGTTAATAAACTTCAGCGTTGCCGACATTGCAGCAATAGCTGCCGCACTAGCATTAGGTATCTTCTCTCGCAAATTGTTAGCCAGCACATCAAAGGCAGCATCTGAATCCCTGGCCTTTTGGTTTAGCTCATCCTGTATCTGCGATTGCTTCTGCAGAGTTGAACTTAAAGCTTTGGATGTTTCATCCGTATCTGCCGAAGCCTTATCCATATCACGAAGGGAATCAGTTAATCGCTTCTGAGCTGCATTTATCACCTCAAGAGGTGCACCTGACTTCTGCAGTCCATTCAGCTGCTTCTGATATTCAGCTACCGAATTTCTCGCTTTATCCTGAGCTGAAACCTGATCCTGCAGTTTCTCGCGCAACGCATCTATCGCCTCTCCTGTGCGAGCTAGGTTGCCTTTGAGCTGAATCTGGTCCATCTCTTTCATTTTAGAGATTACGGTGTCCAACTTGCCCGCGAAGTCGATACTTTCTTGCTTTGCTTGCTGAGATTTCTGGTAGAAATAATAAAGAGCTGCGCCTGCCAAAAACGCCACACCAGTAGGGCCGCCCACTACGGACAAAGCCCCGCGCAACAAAGCAGTTGATGCGGTCGCAGCCCTTGCGGCCACTATTGATGCCTCTTGAGAGGCGACATATCTGCCATTAGCAGCTGCTGCCGCTCCAGTTGCATCAGCAGCGGCTAATCTTGCTGCGCTGACCTGAGCTTCTGCCGCCGCTATTGCTGTAGCCCTAGCTTGTGAAGCCGCCGCCTCTGCGCTAGCAAGCCGAGTTGTCAGGGCTGCTGAAGCTTGCTGCAACTGAGCCATACGAGTGGTTGACGCTATTCGCCCCTGATCGCTTATTTGCGATCGAAGCCTTTGCACCTCCAACGCCTTTTCTGCCTCTATTTGCGCAATGTTGGTCCTGACTGATGCCGTTTGTGCTTCTGCAAGCTGCACCTCTGACGCCGCTGCTCCTTGCGTAGCTCTCATTGATGCCAGCCTACCTTCAGCCAGCTGCAGAGATTGAATGGCTGCAGCCTTTTCAACTTGCGTCAGCCTGACTTTAGCTGCCGATTCAATTTCGGTATCTTTTGCAGCAACAGCTGATGCTTTTGATGCTGCTATTGAAGCTGCTGTGTCTTTTATTTTTGCAGCGGTAGCTATTGAAAAAGCAGCTGCATACCTACTTCCCAATACTCCAGCAACAACAATAAGAGCATTGGTCAGAGTGTCCAGGTTGGAAGTGACGGTGATTATTGAATCTCTGAATCCAGCCGCAAACGATTTTACTGTGGAATTTTCACCGAAGAACTTGGTGATATTATTTCCTGCTACCAGCAATCCTTGGGATATTGTCACAGTTGTTTTGGCGAACTCTTTCCCAATTGCGTCCCCTTGAGAGAGCAATCCCTTAACCACTACATCTGCCGTAAGCTTTCCCTCCCCCGCCATCTTCCTTAACTGACCAATGCCTACGCCTAACGAATCTGCTAAGGCGATAGTTAAGCGACTCCCTTGCTCTGCCACTGAGTTAAATTCTTCACCGCGCAAGACGCCTGAGGCAAGACCTTGCGAAAGCTGAATGATCGCGTTTTCAGCCTCCTGAGCCGTTGCGCCTGAAACAGCAAAGCCTTGGTTGATTATGGTAGTTAGTCGCACAAGGTCTTCGGCACTGGTGTTATACAGTCGCGTGCCTCTTTCCAGCCTTGCATAGAGTGTCGCAGTTCCATTCAGGCTGGTTTGAGTGGCTTGGGATATGTCGAAAACACGCTGCATTACTTGTGCTTGGGTTTCCCCGGTGCGAGCGGCGTTAGCCAGCTTATTATTGAGCACCGTCCACTCGTCAGCATAAGCACCAACTTGTTGTACAGAAAGCGCGGCTAGCAACCCCTTGGCTACACCGGTTAAGCTGGACATGGTTCCTTGCATGGAAGAAATGGAACGCTCGGTTCTGTTAACGCTAGCCTCAAGCCTGCCCATATTGGCACCCATGCCATTCAGTGCGGCGTCGACTTCTCTGCGCGCGGCAAGCAATTTAGCTGTATCCATATCCACTTCATAAATGATACTGCCTGCATTAACTGATCCAGCCATTTACCTTTCTCCAAGCGTAAAAAAGCCCCGCATTAGCGAGGCTCTATTGTGTGCAGTTTGTTTAGTACATAAAAAAAGCGAGAATCACAAAAAACAATATGATCGCGCCTATCCATTGGCCCGCCTGCATAGCGCCAGCTTCACGCTTAGCTGTTTCTGCATTCAATCGGTTTGTTTTATCAATTGTCTCTGACGTGGCAGCGTTCATCTCTTGTGAGAATACATTGAGGAAAGCTACTTGAGCTTCTGGTGGTTCTTTTGACATGAAATCATTAACAATGTCTGTCATATCAAGCGACGCCGTGTAGTGGTTGCCGCCCTCATTGATGATTTCTCTAATGCAGGAGTTATAAATCTCGACTAACTGTCGAATCTTACCGCGCAGCGCGCTGTATTCAACTACGCCACCATCACCATTCATAGCTACGTAATAATCTTTTGGGCTGCCCGGTATCACAAAGTTTTTCACATCCTTATCCCCACCTGTAATTGATGAGATAAATCCTAAAGGGAAACTAACGCAATGGGAAGCAAGAAACCCGCCGGAGCGGGTTGTGATTTACTGCGTTGTGATGATCGCAATTCTTTATGCTACATCTGCACCGTGAATCAGGTGGCGTAGAGCCTTTACCCCTTCGGCGTTATAGCGGAATGCCTCAACCTGCTTGCTGCTGTAGGCTGACTTGTCCATGACGGTAATTCCGTACTGCTCGGTCTTGAGGTTGTTAGCATTAGCTACCCGCCCAATCTTCTGAGCGGAAACGCCCAGCATTTCGCCGACTTCTCCCGCGCTGTGGTAATGCTCCTCAACCTGTGGAAGCGGAAGCAATTCCATTCCTGCCGCATCATTAACGGCGCGAGCCATAGCGGTCTGCTTTGCCACATCGCTTAACTTGGGCATGAATGAAAGAGCTAGGCTCATTGCCTCAACTTCCATTTTTATTGCACGGGCGCGTCGATATTCTGGAAGATGTGATTTGGACTTTTGCGAAAGAACTTCCCCGGACTCAAGCTGACGCCAGCGTTTTGCCACCTTATGACGCAGCGGAATGCTGTAGCCGGTCATGAGGGTAAGCGTCAGGTCTTGGTCGAGCCAGAACTCCTGATATGTGCGTCCACGCTCGTCTTTGTAATCGGCTGAGAAGTCAGCCGATTGAAGATTCAGCGCCTCGAGCATGGACCGGCAGTCAGCCATCACGTTTTTGTGCTGCTTTCCGGTCAATTTTGCAATTTCACGGCTCGACATTTTGGTGACAGCAGATCTTGGGTTTGCTACAGTTAGTCCAGACATAAAGCCTCTCATGGTTTTTGTTAATAAGCCGCCAACTCCACATTGGCGGTTTTCTTTTTAGCGAATCCTTGCTTCCTCTCCTTCCTTTAACTGATTTTCCGCACCCTGCTTCACATAGCTCATGAACACTTTCCCATCCTGAAACCTGTCATGTAGGCGACCTGCCAACGGTGACTCAATAGCTCGCAAAGCAGGCTCAATTTGCGTCTTCCATGCTTCGTACATCACCTGATAGTGCCGACACAGGGAATCAACGTTGTAAGCATGACGCTCACGCTCGCTTGGCATGGCTGAAATCGGCATGTTGATAGCAACTTCGCGATCTAAGATATCCAACACCCAACGCCGAAATTCTTTTGCCACCGCAGTGCGAGCAAACATTGCGATCAGATGTGCACCTCTCAGAGAGAACACGCGTACCTTTTTCCGGTAATTACCTGAGGTCACTGATTCAATGACCTGAGTCATTTCGGCGCTGAACTCATCCGCGTTCTGATTGAAAAGATTGGTTATCGACTTAGCATTTTTATATTGGAGGGCATTAGCTATATCTGCCGAAGTCAGCCATACCTGACTTAAATTTGCGACAGGTTGCAGTTGAATGCCGTGGAAGTTCAAATCTGGTTTAGCTACAATGTTCATGTTGGTTTTCTCGCAAAGGTTAACTGGCAAATTAGAAGCCCTAGCTGTTAGCGCAGTTAGGGCTTCGCTGTTTTTACTGCGCATTCAATTTTTCCTCTCTCAGACTTTTTGCCAGCCTCTGCACAATTGCTGAATTAATAGAAATGCCATCCATCTCTGCCATCCTGCGTATCTCTTCATCCATTCGTTCAGGCAGGCGAAGATTGAAAACAACATTTTTTCGGCCTGTGTACATTACGTCTTGCATTAAGGTTCTCCACTCACCCAAAAGACACCAACTTGGTACTAGTTCCAATTTACCACCATATTAGATGGTGTCAAGTAGGTGCTATTATGAAGTTATATGTCGAACGACCTACTTTTATGGTAAAGAGATGAGCAATTACCCAAGCCAAGAAATGGACAGATTTAATGTAAGGCTACCCGCTGGGATGCGTGATGCCATAGCTGAGCGTGCAAAAATTAATGGCAGATCTATGAACTCTGAAATCGTGCAAATTTTGCAGGATGCCTTAGATTACTCGCCAGAACAGGCTGCATCCGACTCTATAGATAGGACTTACTTCAATATGCTGGCAGAGATGAACAATGAAGACTTAGAGGCATGGTTTAAGGCAATAAAAGAACACACCAAGGTGCTAAATCAGGCCACAGATATTATAAAAAAACACAATAAAAAACCCACCTGACGGTGGGTTAGGATTTAACATTTCTTTTTTTAAGCGGACTGGTCGTCCATCGGTGCACAAGCCACTCAAATTCCTGATAGTACATAGCAACATTTTCGCTCTCTCGAACGCCGTCTATGAATGGCTTCGCTTGATTGTGAAGCCTAATCACGGTGCTATAAGATGCCTTTTTGAGCATTTCTTCGTCATAAATGTCTGCCTGTATGCCAATAGCAACGCGCTCATAATGATTCAGAACATATCTTATATTTGCGCATTCATCTGTATGCCATTGATCCCGGGATGCAAATTTTTTCATGTTTACATCAGGAGATGAATGCAAATCTGCCAAGCATTTATTCCCATCTACAAGCTTATCATCAGTTCTGCTAGCAAAGAGGAAATCAGCAGTCTGCTTCTTTCTTGCTGTGATTTTGTTACTCTTAACAGATACGATCGCTACGATGATACCTAGAAGAACAAATAAATTACGAGTTATCTCTGAAGATATGATCGCTTTGAAGCATTCCCACATATTGACATTCCATTGAATAAAAAACGGAGGCGATATGCACCTCCGTTCATGTGTTCATGTTTAGTTTCGGCTTAGAATCCGTCAAATTCTTCGTTAATTCTCATGATATAGATACTCCTTAATTGTCATTGTTGTAGCGATTGACGCTTACGTCAGACAATAGAATTCTATTACCGCCAACAAACTACTGCAACCTTAATCGTACATATAGCGAACTGCAACGAACGCCTATGAACGTTTTTGAGGGCTTTAAACTAATTCCCCATCTCAAGTCGACGAGCTTTCTTCGCCAAATACTCATCAGCCACGCTGTCATACTCTTCGCGTGTGAAGCCTTTCTGTTCAGGATACTTGGCAGAAAGCAGCATCTGAAACTCTGTCATCGTCAGTTGTTCTGCCTCATTCCTGCTAATGCCAAAATGATTTCTAGCCGCATTGATGTACTCGAATGCGTTAAATTCAGTCGATGCCTGTCCGCCTTCATGGCGCTGAAGCTGCCGCACCTTGGCTTTGCCGATTATGCCGTGCACGATTAGCGATCGTGCAATCAGCACCATATCGGCATGATTCATCTTTCCGGACCGATAAACGAAAGCCCACCTCCCTGACTTTCCGGGAATCAGCTCACCCGTCAGGGGTGTTATGTCATTGTCACAACAGGCAGCCAGCACGCGCATTGCTGCATAGATGGTCGGTTTGGAAAATTGCGGCCTTGCTACATACTTTTTCAGCCAGTCAGGAACAGTGCTGTATGCCTCGGTCGCGCGGTCCACTAACTGCTTCAACTCATCATTATGCAGCTCGTGAAAGGTTGTCACGATGTCTTCTGGTGAGCCTATGCTCGCCATGCTCATGAACGATGGCCGAAAGAAATAATCATTCTCTCCGTCGCTGATGAGGCACTCGCCTATTTCCTTCAGAGGTGTCATTGCATCATCCGTTAAATGTCATTTTCGGGGCCACCACAAGGAAGCCCCTGAAATGGCAATTAAGACGTGGTGACGGTCACCGCGGTGGTGCCGGTAAAGGCGCCATCTCGCGATGTGAAAGTGATCGTCGCAGAGCCAGCGGCAACGCCGGTTACCAGGCCAACATTGTTAACCGTCGCCTTCGTCGCGTCAGACGTTGTCCAGGTGCCTGACTTGTCAGTAGCATCAGCCGGGTTAACTGTGCCGGTGAGCTGGCGATTCGCACCAACAACGATGGACGTGGTTGCTGGCGTCACTGTGACGCCAGTAGCCGGGACAACTTCATCAGAGTCGGTTACCTGAATCGTGCTGGCATCGCCTACTTTGAACTCAGTGGACAGCGATACGATGTCGTTAGTGCCGCCGTCAGAACTCAGCGCGGTCACTACCATATAACCCTGAAAGGTTACCGGGCCGTATTCCATGCGAACCCAGATACCCGGCTGACGGCGCGCTTTCAGTTCCGTTGCAAAATACTGAATGAACCGGCCAATACCATACTGGTCCAGCTTGTCTTTTTTACGTACTTCACCTTCAAAGCTGATGGTGAAATCGGAGTTGGTGATGATGCTTTCGACATAGCCGCCGCCATCATCCGCATCGCTGGTTACCGTATTCGGGCTGAAGTCGAAACCCTTTGATGTGCCGGCGGCGAGCGCTTTCCACTCTGATTCCTGCGGTACCTGATCCGGGCAGCCATCGGCCACTTCAAGCACAACGGCGCCACCGAACAAACGTTCGTTGCTGTTCTGGCAATTAGCCATGTTTTAATTCCTCTTTGACGTTTAACTAAGCGCCGTATGTGGCGACAAACTGAAGCCGATAGACCAGGCGGCCCTCGGAGGTTGGGACAGGTGCGGGTATGCCGCCGAGATTCTGGAGATAGCCGACGCACTCGTCTGCCATAGGGTTTTCCTGAACATGATCGATGATTGCCTGAACTGCGCTATCAGTAGCTCTGTTGCTACCTTTGGAGCCAATCACGTCAACCATCACGTAATACTCTGATCCGAGGCCATTCCGTACAGCAGAGCCGCCGTTTGGCCGGAACACCATAAAGCTATCTGCGGCATTGCCGCTGTCATTCCAGATAAGCAACTGCGGCGTGAAGCTGCCGATTAGGCCAGCATCAGAAAAGTAATTACGGACGCGCGTATGCATTGGAGGATTCAAAGCGACATCTCCCTTGCAATGGTTCTGTCGATAAGCTCACGCTCATCTTCAAAGCCTTTGGTGAGGAACTCTTTCTGAGCTGTCGAGCGCCGGAAGTTCTGAGGGACAGACGGGTCATGAACGTACGCTGCGTAATTGGCCGTGTAGCCAACCCTGCCGGTGATTCTGGTACCGTTAATCACTATCTCGCGGAACTGACTGTTTATCAGGTATGAGGTATCAATTGGCGTGTAGATTGCCGCCTGAGACCCGCCGATAATCATGGCGCTGGTTAACGCCCTGACGACCTTTCGATCCTGAATGTTATCGATGGCCCGGTTAACCTTTCGGGCTACCTGTTTAACCCCCTTCACTTTTACACCCATGCTCAGGCTCCGGTAAGAATGGCGTAATCGTCAGTCAGGCGCTCAAAGGTGTCTGCATAGCGAATGGCCTGCATTACCTCGTCAGCACCGGCTGCGATTGGGTCAGGATTGGTTGATACGCCGATGAGCAGATAGTCGCCCGTGTCAGCCAGTGGGTGTTCGGTCCAGACGGTATTTTTAACCACCTTCTCACCACCGATATCCCCGAGCCGCTTTGACAGCCCGCCCTGATAATCACAGGCAATTACGAACGGTGCATCGAATGACGGGTCGCCATAATCATTGGTTGCGCCTGAGCGCTTCCAGATCGTCGCCTGTGCGGTGTATGACCAGCTAGCCAGTGATGACATGCTATTTCCTCCAGCTCGTCACGGCAGGCTTCTGCGCGGCTATGCGCGGACAGTTAATTACCCACGCGCCGCTGCTGTTCACATACCCCGTTGTTTCCCGGCCATTGGATGTTCTAATCCATACCCGCTCGAATGGCTTGGGTAGCTGCTGTGCAGCATGCCAGTCCATTACTTATCCCCAGACATGCATCCGCCCTTAGCAATCCATATTCCTGCAAATACCTTCTGACCCGGATTGGGAGGTATAAGCGCTGTTGCACATCCGTACTTATCCAGCCCGCGAAGCAGGGATAACGAACCAGACCAGCGATCGGCAAACGACTGATAGCGAAATGACCTCGACGCACCAGACGGGGCTGACTGAGAGCTGATATAACGATCGCCCTGTGCCAGCCCCATCAGTCCTAACAGGTACATCTGAATCAAAAGTGCAGTAGCTGACGGGTAATTAGCATCCAGACATGCCTGAATGCTGCCAGCCTGCTCGACCAGCGCCGAAAGAATAAAGTCTGGCAGCGAAATACCCTGGCTCACCAGATACTCTTTTGCCTGTTCCTGAGTGACCATGAATACCTCTCAGCCCTGCCGGAACAGGGCATAAAAAAACCGCCATTCCGGCGGCTGTTATTCAGCAGGAAAGAGCTTTTCCAGCTCGCCTTGCGGCAGCAGCTCTGCCAGCTTATCCGCCCCAAGATTTCCTTTGTACTCAATGGCGAGTTCATCCAGGCGTTTCGTGATGGCCTCTTTGCGCGCCTGCTTATCCGAGGTCGCGCTCGGCGTTGCCGGAGTCAGCTGAGCGGTAGCCTTATCTGACAGCTTGCGAACGTGCGATTTCAGTGACGGGTGCAGCTTTTCCAGCTCAACCACGTCACCCTTTGCAACGCCATGCCACGGGCGAATTACTTCGTATTTATCAGTCATGCCTTTTTCCTTATGCCAGGTTGGCACCGTAGATGACACCAGACAGGCCTTCGCCATCTTTCTTAATCTGCAGGCCTTCAGCAGACATGATCTGGAAGTTGTAATTGCTCTGCGGCATTGGGCGAGGCAGAGGAACAACCCCAACCGCCATGCCGACCAGCGGAGAAATTACGTCCTGACGACGCTGATAACCGAAGAACTCATTGCCGGTAAGCGCATAGGTAGGAAGAATTTCTTTGGCAGGAATAAACCGGGAAACTGCATCCAGCACGGTACCGCTCACCATGGCATTGGTGCCGCCATTGACGTCAATCAGGTAAGGCTTAGCCATGTTGGCGTAAATCTCAGCGCTCACCCACAGCTTGTCATAAACGGTGACTTTGTTGCGGCGAGCCGTTACGCCAAATGCGCCGGTCGGCCCGAAGAATGCCAGCAACTGAGCCGGAGTTGCGGTGGTCAGATCGATGCTGGCACCGCCCGCGCCGCTGCCAAGGTTGATTTTGGCGGTGTTGCGATGATTACGGATGCCCTGGCCTTTGTAGCCATTTACGGAAATGCTGTCGCTGCCGTTGAGGTAGTAGTTGACGCGCTTTTTATGGAATTTGCGCATCTTGGCGGCCTGAGAGTCCAGAGCCAGATCGATACCCACGGAACTCAGCCCGGCAGCATGACGCCAGTTGACGCCGTAGCCCGCAGTAAAGACAGGAACCGGGTCGCCATCGTTATCGTAATCGGAATGGTCAAAGGAATAAGGCGCCTGACCATCGATGCTGATTGATACGTCATCGGCGATATCTCCGGCCACGTTATACAGCTTGGCGGTTTTGCCGATTGGCAGGACGGTCTGGACGCCCATCAGGTCATTGATGATTTCCATGCCGATTTCCTGATCGCGCATCTGAATGACCTGGCGATCCAGCTCAGCCCAGAAATCACGGGTAAAGCCGCCAACAGCGTTGGCTGCAATGGTTTCAGCATCCATCACGCCACGATAGGCGTTTACCATCAGATCATGTGAGCGGTTAAACATGTTGCGCTGCGCCCACAACGAATCCCATTGCACGCGCAGTCGGCTGTTTGCAGCCAAAGTTTCAGCGGTAAAATACATTCTTAATTCTCCTGATTACGCGCCAGCGGCTGCGGCAACGGTGCCAGCGCGCATACGCACGCGGATGAGGTCTGTGGTGCTCGCAGCGATGTTGGCTTCGTCCTGGCTGTAGCCGATCACTGAGTCAGTGTCTGCCGCAGCGATTTTGAACTGACCATTTGCGCCGAGAGTGATCGGTGAATCTTTTTTGTATGCGCCAGGCACGCAGCGCACGGCCAGCTCGCGGCCTTCCTCCACGTAATTACCAACTGCAGAGTCACCGGCGGGGATTGCTTCGTCGATATTCAGCCCCTGATGGTAGGCGACGTCGACAATGTAGAGTCGGCCCTTAAGCGTGGCGGCCTGAGCGAACTCATTGTCGCCGTTGATCACAGCAGCGGTACCGGGCAGCAACGCAGCTGCGGTGGCGCGGGTTTCGGTCTTGTACAGTGACTGACCGTCAATATTTACTCGACGATAACGTGCCATTACGCAGCACCTCCGAAGTAGGTTTTAAAATCAGGAGCGCCGCTTTCTGCCGGATTGCTCGCGGAGTTAGCACCGATAGGAGCCGCCACGCCGAGCTTGCTGAACATTTCTTTCAGGGCATCGCCAGACAGGGCATTTGCGATCAGCTCGCCATGAACAGCTTTCACTGCTTCACGCATGGTCTGCTCTTCGGCGCGTGAGTTCGCGGTCAGCGAGTCGGACAGCTCTTTGTGGTTCGCCTGCAGCTGGTTAATTTGCTCGGTGACCGGCTTGAGCGCTTCAGCGAAGTTAGCGGCCAGACCTTTACCGATTTCCGTAATCAGCTCTTGTTTCTCTTCAGTGGTTAAAGGCATGTCGCCCTCCGTTTGGTGGTTGGTTGCAGGGGTTTCCTGCGTATTGAAAAGTGCCTTGAATTTGTTGCCAATGAGGGACACCCACGACTCAGAGCGAACGACCGGTGTTCCGGCGTCGTCGAATGTGATCTTCCCGCCTTCAGAGGTGTATCCGTAGATTTGAGCATCGCCGCCGTTTCGGATGATTACGGCCTGCGAATCGGTAAAGTCTGCAACCCAGCAATACTCATCCTGTCCACTCGCAAACCGGTCACGTGCGGCCTTCTCAATGCGGCGCTCGCGTTCGCGGTAGCTTTCGCCAATAAGCGCGCCTGAATTTGTTCTGAGTGGCTGAGCAAGGTCAGCATTGACCATCAGGCCAACGCCCTGCTCCGGCGTCGCGGCACCAACCTCATGCAGCAGGATGGCGTCATGATCCATTGCGTGAATCTTCACTACATGGTTGGCACCCATCGCCTTTTGCTCATCGGAAGCAGGAAGCTGATCGCGGAATACCGCAACGCTGGTGTGAATAGGCGGGACGTCTTCGCCACGCTCAATGGCCTCAACGCGTGCAATCAGCTCACGCCCGTTTTCGCTCTCGTTGGCCTTCAGCACGTCCACCCATTTCTCCAGGTAGATGCGATTACCGGACTTCTTAACGTTGCGGTTCCATGCGCCTGCATAGCCGACGTTAATGCCTTCCGGCGAGAACGCGGAAACGAACTGGCCGTTAACAGTCGGATGGCCGAGCGGTGCCAGCGTGCCCTCAAGCCCTTTATAGTGGGCATCGATTTCTGATTCAGGATAAAGCTCGTTATTCATAACGACGTTGGCCGGCAGCGTGTAGCTCGGGATGACGATGTGATCGCGTCCGTTGTGCACCTCCCGCCGGATAGACTGACTGTTCACCTTTGTGGTGACGTTAACCTGCATGGGCATTGGGATATCTCTCAATTAAGCGGCATGCTTATGGCCGCAGCAGTGGTTTGATTTGTTGGCAGCAATGCTTTTCCATTGCTGGAACTCTTTGCGGGCCATTTCGACCACTTTGGGGCTAAGTGGTTGCCCCTTAGCGTCGACCAGCACCTCAACCTGACTGCATTTGCAGTTGATGGCATTGGCCCCTGTCGCATACCACGTTCTGACCTCCTCCACCGTATAGAGGTGATAATGGCGAAACGCATGCGACTGACGGGTTGTTGGGCTGAGCGCAGAGATATGCATCAGCCGGATAGTCAGGCCGAGGTCTTTTTTTGCTTCGTCGGCCTCATCCCATCTGGCACGGCGTAAGGCAGTGGTCAGCTCTGTACGGGCAATCGTGTTTGCACGCCGCTTTTCAATACCAGCCTGTGAGCGCAGATTCCTGGCTACTTCCTTCGGGTTTAACCCCCGGCCAATTCCGTCAGTCAGTACGCGAGCCATGTTCCTTTTGGTTTCAGCGGTCAGCCCTTTCATTTCTTCAAAGACGCGGGCGTTTACCAGCGCCATGCGGCGTTGATAGGGATCGCTTAACAAAAGCGTCTGAAGGGATTGCCTGTCGGCCAGATATGTCGCTGACTGCTGGGACAGGTTGGCGAATGCCTGCGCCGTTCCCCTCACAACCGCCGCCTCTACGTAGGTTTCAGCGAACCAGTTGTTGTTCTGGTCCCCTTCAAGCAGAACAGAGTCAACCAGTATGCTGGCGTCGTTGAGCGTCATATTGAGAAGCAGAGGATCGAGCTGGTATTCGTAGCTGGCGTTTACTGCGAGTGTTGCAGGGAACCTTTCAAGAGCAGTGATGTAGGCACCGACGACCTTTTTCATTCGCGCTGCGAAATCCTTCATCGCCCTGCGCTCAAGCCGGTCTGTTCCGGTAGGGTCTTGCTTATTTCCGGGCAGGATTGCTGGTTTAGGTTTCTTCATCCTCTTCGTCATCCTCGCCTAATACGTCGTTACCCAGCGGCTGGTAACCGGCGGCAACACGAATCTCATCACCGGAGAAAACCGCCTCACCAGATGCGAGCGATGTCTGATTGATGTTGCTCATCTTCACCGCGCTATCGAGCTTGTCGGATGATGACTGCTCGTTCAGCTCATCCCATACGATGCTGAACTTTGATACCGGCTTCAGCGCCTGCAGGTAGATAAGCTTGTCGACCAAATCCTCAATATCGAAAGACAGGTCGCCGCGCCGTGACTGACAGCGAGCGTTGAAGTAAATCTGGTCTTCCGTGCTGGCGCGCTCGCCAGACTGATTGCCGACGATAATCCGCGAAGGAATATCCACCGATGAGCTGAAGGTCTGGAGGTTTACGCTGTACGTTGGTGAGGGGTCCGATACAGCAGAGACCATCGAAGTAATCTGCGCACCCTGCGTTATCAGGAGCGCGTCATTGCCGCGGTTAATCTCCCGGGCGGCCTCGTTATAGCGCTCCTGCAGCTCATCAACGGTGACGCCATACATTGAGGCCAGATTATTAAAGTCGACTTCTTTGTCGAAGTTAATGTTCTGCTGGCGTGCGGCATTTTTCAGGAATGACTCGCCCGAACCGCCCTCGACTTTCTCCAGGCTGACGCATGCGTTATAGCCGGGTTCCAGAAAGCCGATTTCGTCATCGGACATATCGCCGATAATCAGGATGCGATCGGGATGGATATCGCGGCGCGCCGTGCTGCCATCAGAAAGCGTCTCTGTGTACTGCCAGTTGGTGATGTTGCCGTTACCATCACGATTTCCCACCTGCAAGGCGCTGGCCCAAACCGGCGTTATCTTTTGCAGAGCTTTACCTTTGACTACAGGTTCGTTCCAGTTCTTGCTGTCTTTGATGTGAAGCAGTATGCCAGCCCACCGGCCAACCAGGCGCCGTGTGTCGGCCTTCGCAAATGCCCGCCAGAAACGGTGGGTAAAAACTTGCTTACTTGCCTTCTCCCATTCCGTCTCTTCGCGGGATTCATCAGAGATGTCACCCTCAATGACTTCAGGGTTGGTTCTCCAGCAGTTGATGACGAGTTTATTTACTGCACCATTGGCGATACCGCCGCGGCGATAAAGCTTATAGAGATCGTCGAAGGTGAGGTCTTCTTTAAAGCCATACTCGCACCATGCTGAGCTGCGCTTTGCATCAAGCCCCATGCCCGGGTTAAATGCCATGGCACGCGCGCGGGCAAGCCTGACATCACTCAACGCATGGTTGACGGCCAGAGTTAATTTATCTGTCATGGTTTGTCCGTTGGTGGAATTCAGGCAATAAAAAAGCCACCGAAGTGGCTTGGGAATTATTGAAAGCTTTTCAGCTTTATTGTGTCGCCTTTGAATTGTTTCTGTAGAGCCTCAATTAATGCTGACTCTGTATTGCCATTGGCAAGAACATCAGACAACTTGACTTGAATCCCTGTGGTCATTCCTTTTGGGATTCGCTGGAGAATGACATTTTTAAAATGATGCTGCATAACTATCTCCTTGTAGTACATCAATTAACTTAACGTCAGTTTCAGTGAATTCTTTACATACTAACGCAGTCGCTTGGGAATCATCATCCCGGCCATCTGGCCTTTGCGTTTGATGTGTCCATCAAGGCCATAACGTATTCCATCCCAGCAGTGCTCATAACCATCAGCCAGTTTAGGCAGAACCTCACCAGTAATGCGGTCGGTTTTGTATGACCACATCCTTGCCTCGATAGCCACGTTTTTGCAGCGTGGGTGGATAATGATTTCGTCAAATCCGCGCAGATGGGCGATACCATCCTCCACGCTGCCCTGCCACTTTTCAGCGGCTGAGATATTGAATCCCTGTCGTCTGAGATAGCTGATTGTTTCGGGTCGCGCGGAGTCGGCTTTGATCGGCCATTCACGTGAGCCGGGGATGGTGTCGTACAACTCTGGCATATGGTCCAACTCGGTTTGCTGCCCGTATGCCTCGTACTCGATGTAAAGCCGGTTGTGCAGGATGAATGTGCGGGTGAGCGTGTTAGGGTCTTTGGCGAAACCAAAGTCTGCACCAAAGTGAAGGCGATCCGCCTCTTTCCACAGCTCATCAGAAAATTCAGCGATTCGGTATTTACCAGCCAGCACCTGCTTATCTGAGTTTTCGAGATAAGCGCCTTCCCAAACCCATGCATAGGTTGCAGGGTCAAGGCGGCGAGAGTCGTTTAGTCGCTCGCCCTCAAGCACATCAGGGAACCACGGATTATCCGTGTAATTCATCTCAACGGTTACGCAGTCGTCACCAAACTCTTTGCGGAAACGTTTATCAGTGGCGCTGCCGTCACGCTCCGGGTTCCACGTCACCCAAATCTCTGAACCTTCTTCACGCACTGTCGGGCTTAATTTCTGCCAGGCGATTTCACTGACGGATTCAGCTTCGTCCACCCAGCAGAGAAGGATTCGAGCTTTCGACTTAATGCTGTCGAGGTTATGACGCAGGCCCGCAAAAACGTATGTCACCGTTTTGTCGATGGTGCGGATGTATTTCTCGCCAATGTCGAAGTTGGAAGCCAGCCACGGAACCGACAGGATCGCCTGCTTTACCTCCTGCATGCTCGACTCTTCCAGTGAGTTCATAAACTCACGTGCACAGAGGATTACGCCGCTCTCCCCGTTCATCATTGCCTGATATGCCTTAACGGCAGTCATCAGGGCGAATGTGCGCGTCTTGGCGCTACCACGGCCACCATGTGAGCAGCGATAGCGTTTGTTGACAGCGGTGAATAGTGGAGCGAGCTTAGCGGGGATCGGAAGTTGTACAGCTTCACTCATGATTTAGGCTCAACAGGGAGAAGCTGGATAGTTGTGGGTTTGGTCGCCATGGTGCCATCAGATGATCTGTGGTCGATTTCCTGGCTGACTTTGTCGCCGTACTTCTTCGGGTTCATTCGGGCCAGCGCCCATTTTCGGGTATCGATACGCAGGCGGGCCTTTGCGACGGCTGCAGATTCTTCAGCAGCATCATCCGCGATATCAAACATCTCTTCGAAAATGGCGTCAGCGCGTGTCTCAGTTGCTGTCGCGTACTGGTCACGAAACTCTTTATGCTCAGCAAGCCAACGAAAGACAGACGTCTTGCTTGGCATGCCAGGGCGCTCACAAACTTTTCGTAGGCTCTCACCATCGGCAAGCAGTGAACAGATGTCAGCAGCCACCTCTGGTAGATAATCAGAAGGGCGGCCAGTTTTGGTCTTGGTCGCCATAAATTTTCCTTTAATTTTTTCTCGATTCGATCAATATTGCCTTTAGAGCTTTTTGGAAGCTGCGAAGGTGACGTCATTCAGACTGTGAAAAATGTAATAACGGTAGGGCTGCTTTGGTGGCCTTTAATCCCAAAAACACTATCCATGATGAATGTAACAATCCGAGCAAGGAGTAACGCCATGAAGAAATCTATTCAGATGTGCCAAGCTGTGTACCGCAAGGTTTTCCACCAAACAAATGATGTGACAATGAATGACGTCTTACTTTTTACGCTTGGTTGTGGGGCTGCGTTCCCACTTCCAAAAAGCTCTACCTTGCTTTAATTTCGCTCCCTCTTTACATCTTTTTTACTCTGCGTTCAAATCGATGAGGTACTCGCGACAGAACATTTCTTGTTTGTCGGTGAGCGCCATATTAATACCTACAGTGGAAATTATGGATAGATTTAAGAAGAAGCTCATTGAGCAAATATCTTTTCTTGAAAGCTCATGCGAAAGTTATGACAGAGGGAATACTCACGAAGCGTATAGAATCGCTCTTTGTCTCCGGGTTATATTTTATTCAACTAAAACTAGCAAATCACTAATCAAGCATATGAATGTTGACACCAGTAATTTTTCTCTACTTAGTACAGGAGGGATGTCCAGAGATGAGGCTGTTGGTTGCTGCATGTATTTTGGTCTTGGTATTTTAAGCCTAGTCGGAGCTAGTGAGTGCATTTATAGGCCATACGTAGGCGTTGAGCAGACAGACAGTAAGATTTTACCCATAAAAGATTGGTGGAAAGAATGCGTTTATATTTTAGAACCTGAAAAGTTGATAACAAGGTTTAACATAATGAGTGGGGCTGCTAATAATGATGGTGGTGCTCACGTAGACGATAAACTTGAGCCTTTATATGAGTCGTTATCTCAAGATGGTGCCTTGGGTACCTTTGAAGCTTTTGATGAAATACTTAATACTTTAACAAAATCTGATATAGCAAATGCCCATCACGTAGCCCTAAGGCAAATGGCGCATGAGGTTTTGCACAGCCCGGATTTTATTAGTCTAGTCAACTAACCAACTTGATTTAGTTTTGGGCGATCTCTTCGATACCCTTGGTGACGCCCATAAAAAACCGCCCGGAGGCGGTTATTTGTGCTCGAAGACAAATCTAATGGAAAATACTGCATTCAAGGCATCAAACAGTTTATGCTTATCAGTCTTTCCAGCTAAGTAGTCAAAATATGTGCTGCTAGCAGCAGCCCATCTTTCAGCTATGAAATGCCCGTCGAATAAATGCTCTGTAGCTACCCAGCATGAGTTGCAATTTTCAAAAGACAAAATGAAATTTTCAAACTGCAATACATTGCTTTCTCCTTGGGTAATGTCTTGCCTTATCAAAGGTACATCCTCAAAAATCCACTTCGCGGCAACAGCTTCTTTTTGTTCTGCAAGCTCTTTCATATTCAGATATTCAGGCATCAGAATTAGAGTTGACTTGAATGTCATGAGAGCTTTTTTAAATTCCATTTTCACCTTTATTTTTTCTTGTTCGCGCCAAGTTGTTAGCGCTTTAAAGGCAACGAAAAGTGTCAATAGGGTTGCGATGGCAGAAGCCCAGCCACCAAGCGCAGAGATCATATTCCAGTCCACTTTATCCAACTTCATGAAGGCAACCATTTGGAAATTTTAGCGGTATTATTGATCTTCATGAAGCTCTTAACCAGCTTCTTAACGCTTTAAAGCGTGGCTAGCCACTATCCCTAGTCAGAGGAGTCATCATCAGGCGCACTCGAAAATGCGCCTTGTGATGTCAATAAAAAGCCGCATGGAGGTGGTTAAACTTTGTTGAATGCCAGGCACTGGATGTGAAGATTTTTCCTGAGCTTTAGCTTTGCGTCCATCAACTCTTCAAAAACATCTTCAGCGGTAACGTCGCTTTCGCCTGTGTATAGCTCACCATACGAATACTCAGGAAGATGCTCCCACGACGTCGCGTCATAAGCATTCCAGGAAAAAAACCAATATGATTTCATTGCTATTGCTCCTCTCATTAATTGAGAAGGCATTATCCATTATCGAAGCCCTTCTTCTGAAGAGCTTCTGTAATGGCTGGCTTAGCTGATTAGCAGTTCGGGCTGCGAAATCTGCATGATGTGGTCATGTTCAACCGCAAGCACGCGCTTCTCTTTTTTTCTCTCATTCATCAGTCGGCTGCCTATGGTTCCCTTCAGCTTGGATCGTGTCTCCTTGATGGCGAAGCGATGCTGCAATTCTTCACCAATTGCTACCCGGCGATTGAGCTGCTCTGCCATCCAGTTGAAGGCATTGATGTAGCACTCTTTGATAGCCATGGCAGTTTTGCCTGTAAACCCCATGACAAGCATCATGCACCCATCTCGGGTGATGCTATACATGGGCTGAACATCGCCATTTTTATCAATGAAATCAGTGGGCGCAAAATTGCGCCGGGCGAAATCATCGGAGCATTGCATGTTCCTGATAGCACGAAGCACATCTTTATGACGCTTGCCAAAGTACTCAGCCACTTTTAGAGAGGTGGTTATTACCTTGTTGTCTACTGCTTGAACCATGTCCCGGAAGTCAAAAGCGGGAATAACTGACGGATTATTCATTGCGTTTTACCTTACTTGTGAGATGAACCTTTGCCGAATGAAACGCCAGCCCACCGAAGGCTCGCCAGCACTAAACTGACGTCTCCAAAGGCTCATTTCACAGGTTAGGGTTCGGTGTATTTGTATGACATGCTTCATACGATATCCGACAACCATCGGGCGTTTCGTCGCACTAACATGCTCTGCCAATTCGGTTGGCAGTTCTTCTTGGGGTTTGTCATGCCCAATAAAAAAGCCCCGAAAGAGTTAACTGTCAGGGCTGATTTTCGGGCATAAAAAAAAGCCGCTTCCTTTCGGACGCAGCTCTTATCTTTAGGGAATTTAGCGCGCAATTTCGGGAAACTCAATAGCTGCCCGCTTTACGCTCTCCCAATACTGTTCTTCACTTCGCAGATGATCTGCTGCTGCATGCGGCTCAACTCTCCCCGGTGACGGCGCTCCTGACGCTGGTGAATCCAGAATGCGATCCACGTCATAATCAGGGCGCCAATGCACATACCGGAGAGGATGTTGTAAATCTGGTAGCCGCTCATTTAGCTTACTGCCAGCAGTTGAGCTTCCATGTCTTGTTGTTAGCCAATATCCCTTGTGGACAACAAGCCAGCCCGGTAAGCCGACTCGATGGCCTCCCAATCTGGTGATGCCATATTGAATTCCTAAATCATCGCTATAGAGGGATAACCCTCACAATAGAACAGCCACCATTTCGGAGGTTGTCATGCTTAGTGGAGGTAAATTATGAATCTCATAGAACTGGCGATCGCCTATGCACCAACTGTGCATTTATTCGTTAGATTTTTGATGTGGTATCACTTTGGTTTTAATGCACAGTCGTGACAGCCATTTCCATCCAGTGAGATGCGAAAGATAGAGCAATGGCCACATACCCTTTCTGATGCTTATGTAGCAAACCAGATTGCTTGTGGTCATATTTACTCCAATAAAACCCCAGGAGGAGTTCTAGATTAATCACTGCTGAGATCCACCAATAACGGATTAAAAGTTACCCGTTTCGGGACATAAGAAACCCTAAATTTCATTTAGAAAATGCCGATAATCATGAGAAATACTGGAGATGAAAATGAACGATAAATATCAAGGATTGGGTTCAGCAATCTATGCAGCCTATAATAAGGTCAGCACGATTTATCTACAGTGTAACAACCCTGTTAGCCAACAATCTTTCGACAACAATGAATTTCTTCCTGTCTACTGGGGTAAACCACGCATTGTGGCTGCTGATGACACAATTCTTGCTTATCATTGCCCAATCAACAAGTGTTGGATAAACACTAAAGCAAAGGCTTCTTGGATAAACCAATCAGCAGTACCTAAGTCCGGCTTGTTAGAAATAAAATCATCATTAAGAGATTTTCTCGACATGGTTGGATGACTATAAATAGGCGCACTCGCCAATGAACATTTTCATGCCAATAAAAAACCGCCTTGAGGCGGTTAAGTAGATGCTACAGCTGGTGATTATTCATCGACGTCATCACAGGATGTGTAACCGCCAGTCTCGCTATAGAATGACTCACAGATGACGCCATTACCCCAGGAGCGTGTCATTATTGAGCCGTCAGGCAGTTTTTCCGTAGATGAGAAGTAGCCCGGAGCCCTAGCAGCTTGTCTTAGACGCTTATAATCTTCTGCGCCCTTTATGGCCGCTTCATCGCTCTCAGCTTTTGAAAGCTGTTCGTAACGTGCTTGAGAAGCTTTATCGCCATAACTCCCTCTCTGGTACAACGCTTCCCTCTCCTTACACGCAAAATAATAACCCGCAGGCTCCACCTTCAAATAGTCTTTTTCTACTTGTAGGCGCTGTAAATCCTTTTGTCTCCGCTCAGGGATGGCAAATGCTTTCGCATTACAATACTTGTCAGCCTTTGCCTGTGCATCCTGCAAGGTGGCTGAGTTAAATATGGATATGGAGTCCATACTACGGTCATAGTAGTCGTCCCGGTGATAAACCACCTGCTCATGTGAACAACCAGCTAAAACCATAACAACAATTAAGGCAGAAAAAAATTTCATTTCATTACCTTCAGACAATGGCATCAGTGAAGAACTACCGCCAAATACAAATTTTCATATAGTTATAAACGTCAAATTCTCTTAAAACTTTAAGGATAGTTTCGCTAATAGAAAATGCCTGAAAGTTGCTAAGCCCCTTGCCGGAGGAGGATCATCAGGCGCACTCGCAAATGCGCCTTGTGATAGTCACTCAGCTTTAGCTTGTGCTGCCAGCTTTACAAGTTCAATGAAGTCCTGGCATAGTTCAAGACGATGACCGTGATCGTCCGCAAATTTGTAACCCTTAAAATGATCTAATATCTCCTCGGCATTTTTGCCATTTAATGGAGAGTTAACAATTGATTCGTCATCCTGTTTCATCTTCAAACCTTCATTCAGTTGGTTACGATAGCGCAAGTTCCACTTTGGAAATTGCTTTCCTCGGAGGGGGTATTTATCAATATTCCAAAGTTCCAGCCTCCATTCACACAGCATTAATGAACGCACCTTCAAAAGGTCAGTACTTTGATGTTCACATCAAAAAAGCTGGCTACCCTTACCGTAAAGTTGGGTGATTAACTGAAGCGAGGCTAGTCCTCGCTTTTTCATCGCAAGCACTGTTCTCTAACATACTCCTGTAACCCGGCTATCTGCTTTCCGGCGATTTCGATTCGCTCTCTGAGGGTGAAATAATCCCGTTGATCGGCGT